GCGAACCGGGCCGACCTGTTCAGCCTCGTCGAGTCGGGGCAGATCACCGAAGTCGGGCAGGCGCCAGCGCCGGTCACGGCCGAGGACATCGAGCAGATCGTCGAAGCGAAGGTCGAAGCGAAGGTCGAAGCGAAGGTCGGCGCCGTTCGCACCGCGCAGGCGACCGAAGTGAAGATCGCCGCACGCACCGGGCTGCCGGACAGCGTGAAGGCGCGCATCCGGGCGCGGGTCGCCGGGCAGTCGCTCGATGAGAGCGCGCTCGACGCCGCGATCAAGGACGAGGTGGACTACGCGGCTGGCCTCGCCCCGGCGATCATCCGCGAGTCCGGTGGGTCCATCGTGCCCGGCAAGTCCGAGCAGGAACGGATCGTCGAGACGATCTACGGCGGCCTGAAGGACGACAACAAGTTCTCGATCAAGTCGATGTACGTCGATCTGACCGGGGACCGCGCCTTCAGCGGCAAGCTCGCCGAGGGTGGCCGACTCACCGAGTCGATCACGACCTCGACCTTCGCCGAGATCATGGCCGACTCCGTGACGCGGCGGATGCTCGACTACTACGCGATGCCGGGCCTCGACTCGTGGCGCCAGATCGCGAGCGTCGGTCGGGTGACGGACTTCCGCACCCAGCGGCGCATCCGGTACGGTGGCTACGGGAACCTGCCCGCGGTCGCGCAGGGCGCGGCCTACGCCGCGCTCACCTCGCCGGGTGACGAGGAAGCGACGTTCAGCGCCTCGAAGCGGGGCGGCACCGAAGACTTGACGATGGAGACCATCGTCAACGACGACCTCGGCGCCCTGCGCGACATCCCGCGGCGGCTCGGCCGGGCGGCGGCGCAGACGCTGCACGAGTTCGTGTGGGACTTCCTCGCGACGAACGGGGCGATCTACGATGCCGTGGCGCTGTTCCATGCGACCCACGGCGGCAACCTCGCCACGACGGCGCTCGACGCGACATCGCTGAAGGCGGCACGTCTCGTCATGCGGAAGCAGACGGACATGAGCAACAGCAAGCGGCTCGGGATCAACCCGCGCTTCCTCGTCGTGCCGTCGGACCTCGAAGGTGTCGCCTACGAGCTGACGGCCACCGATCGCGAAGTTGCCAGCGCGAACAACACACTGAACTTCGTGCGCACGTTCGGACTGGGGATCATCGTCGTCGAGTATCTAACCGATACGAACAACTGGTTCCTCGTCGCCAGCCCGGCGGATGTCCCGACGATCGAGGTGGGCTTCCTGAACGGGCAGGAAAGCCCCGAGCTGTTCCTTCAGGACCAGCCGACGGTGGGCAACGTGTTCAGCAACGACAAGCTGACGTACAAGGTCCGGCACATCTACGGCGGGGCTGTGCTCGACTTCCGTGGCTTCACTGGGAACATCGTCGTCTAGCTGAAGTAAGGGGAGCCCGGACGTACCCCGAGACGTCCGGGCTCTCACCCCCGGGAGGTTAGGAGCGCACGATGCCGAAGACGAACTTCCCTGACGGGATCACCGTCGAAGGGGCGAAGGGGCCAACCGTCGGAGTGGCCGACGGCTACAAGATCGCCCGTGGCGAGGTCGCACTCGACGGCGCAAACCCGACGCCCGTGGCGACCGGGCTCACGACCGTCGTCGCCTTCTCGGCGACCCTGAAGGGCACCGCGGCTCCCGGCGACAGCACGAGTGTCCTGACAGCCGACATCAGCGGCGCGACCGTCAATGTCTACGCATGGAAGCACACGACCGGCGGCGCGTCAGGCAACCCGACGCTCATCGCGAGCACGGGCACCGAGAGCTTCTACTGGACCGCAATCGGGACTTAGCGGTGGGACTTCTGCCGAACGTGAACCGCTGCTCGACCTGCGGTCGGATCGTCGTCGAGTACGGCCGCAGGCCGTGCCCTCGGGATGGGTCGCTGGCACGCACGTTCACGCGCAACGTGAAAGAGCCCATCCGGCTAAAGGATCGCGTCACTTGATTGTGAGAGGACGGAACGCATGAACCTGATCCGCTCCGCGCGCTCGCGTCCCCGCACGACCATCGAGTCGCTGCCGGACGGCGCGATCCTGTCGATCCTCCGCGGGCGCCGGGTCGAGCAGCGGCTTCGGCTCGGGCCGAACGAGGTTCACGGCCTCGTCATCCATGCCGACGGCTCCTATGAAGACCTCGGGATTAGTCACAATCTGCTCACGAACTCCGGCCGCGACCTCGTGGCCGAAGCCCTCGGTAAGACCGGCTTCGGCGTCACCGGCACGATCGCCACGGCCAGTTCTGCCACCTCGCTCACCGCGACCGGCACGCCCTTCACGGCGGACCAGTTCAAAGGCTGGATCGTCATCGCGGAGGAGAGCACGAACGCGCCGGTCTTCGGGAACATCGGCTCGAACACGACGTCGGTCCTAACGATCGACGCATGGCGGACGGGCGACGACACGGCGGGCACGACCCCGGCGGCGACTGCGAACTACCTGATCGTCCCGAACCTTCGGCCGCGCTACATGGCGCTCACCGAGAACGCGGCCGCCGCGGCGGCGACCGATACCGTGCTGACCGGCGAAATCACGACCGGCGGCGCGAACCGCCAGCTCGCAACGTGGGCGCACACTGGCGGCACGGCGACCCTGACGCTCGTGAAGTCGTATTCGATCACGGCGAGCTTCCCGGCCATTCACAAGATGGGCCTGTTCACGGCCTCGACCCTGACGGCCGCGGGCGTCATGGTCTTCGAGTCGGTCCTGAATGCCGACGCGAACGTGGTCTCCGGCGATACGCTTCAGGTCACCGATACGATCACCCTGAGCTAAGCCGAGGCCGCCTGAATGGCAGCCGCCTTCGTCGCTGAACGCGGGTCGGTCCAGAACAAGACCGCTGAGGCGACAACGACCTTTACCACGACGGCGGCCATTCCGTCGGGGGCAAAGGCGGTCCTGCTCGTCACGCATGACGGGATCGACAGCGACGGCACAGTCTCCGGTGGGCCGAACTCATGGGCCTCCGTCTCGACATCTTCGAGCACCGAAGTAGAGACACGCATCTACTACTCGGACCTGACGTCGCAGATGGCCTCGGGCACGACAATCACGATCACGTGGCCGAGCGGTCAGCCAGCGGCCAAGGCCGCCCTCCTGATCGAGATCAGCGGCGCGGAGACGGGGGCCGGGAATAACCTCGCGACGGGCATCAACCTCGCGACGGCGGCCCTGACGCTCTCTAGCCTCGGGACCGACCGGCCCGACATTCCGACGGACGGCATCGGCATCGTCGTCTATGGGGCCGAGGGTCCGTCCGGTGACACCTTCACCTTCGACGACGCGAACTGGACTGAGCTGACGAACGTCGGCACCTCCGGTGGCGCAGCCGCCTCGAACGTCACCCTCAAAGCCGCATGGCGAACGGTAGCCGGGACCGATCTCAACTGCGCCGGGACGGCGAGTGCCTCCCGGGACTGGCAGGCACGTGGAGCGACGTGGGACGCGGGCGGGACGCTCGTCGTCCGCACAGTCACCGACGGCGTGACCATCGCGGACTCCCTTGCTCGACAGGGGACATTCCTGCGCGCGATTTCCGACGCGCTCGCTCAGGCCGACATCGCGTCCCGGACGGGGACGTTCCTGCGCGCGCCGACGGACGTGCTGACACTGGCGGACTCGCCAGCCCGGGTCCTTACGGTCATCCGTTCGACGGCCGACGCGCTCGCGCAGTCGGACGCGGCGGTCAGGGTCGGGACGTTCCTGCGGACCGTGGCCGATGCGCTCACTCAGGCCGATACGGCCGTCCGTAGCGGGACGTTCCTGCGGACGACCGCCGATGCGCTGGGCCTCAGCGACGTCGCCACGGCGTCAAAGGTTGTGGTGCGGACCGTCGTGGATGCCGTTGGCCTCAGCGACGTCGCGACACGGAGCGGGACGTTCCTGCGAACAACCGTCGATGCCCTCGTGCAGTCTGATATCGCGACCCGCAGCGCGACGTTCGTCCGCACCACGATCGATGCGCTCGCGCAATCAGACGTGGCAGTTCGTAGCGGAACTTTCCTGCGAACAACCGTCGATGCGCTCGCGCAGGTTGACGTCGCGGAGGCCATCAAGCTCGTCGTCCGTTCGGTCACTGATGGCCTGACACTGGCGGACTCGCCGACGCGCCTCCTGACGCTGGCCCGCACAACGGCTGACGCCCTCGGCCTCGGGGACGTTGCGACCCGGGCCGTGACCTTCGTTCGGTCGGCGATCGAGGGCTTGACGCTGGCCGATGTTGCGACGGCGACGAAGGTCCTCGTCCGATCGGTTGCCGACGCTATCGGGCTGGCGGACCTTGCCGCGAGGACCGGGACCTTCCTGCGGACAGCGGCGGATGGGCTTACTCTGTCAGATGTCACGAGTACGGTCAGAAATCTCGTCAGGGACGCGGCGGATGCCATCGGGCTCTCTGACACGGCGAGCCGCGTCGTCAGCCTGCTCCGTTCGACGGCGGATGCCGTCGGGCTCTCTGACGTCGCGACGAAGGCCGTCACCCTTGTTCGTTCCGTTGCCGATGGGCTCGGCCTGTCGGATGCCCCTGCCCGGGTGCTGATCCTCGCCCGCAATGCGGTCGATGCCGTTGGCCTCGCGGACCTTGCCAGCCGGACGGTGACCCTGCTCCGGTCCGTGGCGCAAACCCTCGGGCTGGCCGATGTCGTCGCCGCGATCGTGCAGCTCGGCGGCCGGACCCGGGGCTCCACAACCTCGCGCTCAGGCGGTACGATCGCAGGGCGCGACCGCGGCTCGACGTCATCGAGGTAGGTCATGGGCTCATACACCGAAACGAACGTCATCGAGCAGGTGTGGACGTTGCTCCGCGACTACGGCACGGATGCGACCCAGCAGCTCCTGACCGACACGGAGATCGTGCGGCTCCTCCGAACGGCCGAACGCATCTATTCGAACGTCCGGCCGCGAACGATCTACGAAGACGTGGCCGGGAACGGCACCTCGTTCATCGCCCTGCCCGCGACGTGGGAGGACGGCTTCTCGACGCTCGTCCTCGTCGAGTCGCCGGTCGATAAAGTGCCCGAGGAAACGATCGACCCGCGCTATGTCAAGATCGGCTACAGCCTGACCGAAGTTCCGCGGCTCGTCTTCGACAATGCGCCCGGCGCGACGGAGACGGTGCGGATCGGCTTCACCGTCCGGCGTTTCTACCATGCCTCGACGGCGGCCAGCACGACGGTTCTCGACTCCGACCACTTTGCCGTCTGCGACCTCACCGCCTCGATCGCAGCCGACTCGATCGCCGGAAAGTACGCGCGCTCGTCCGAACCCGTCATCGGGTCGGATGTCGCAGGCTTTCGTTCGCGTGTGCAGGAGTGGCAGTCGATCGCGAAGCGGCTCCGCGAACGCTGGGAGGCCGCGCTCGGGATCGGCTCTGACTCATCCCCGACCGCCCCGGCGTCGGCGTGGGCGAACTGGGACAGCCGTGCTGGCTGGGGCGGCCTCCACCTGACGCATGATCGGCGGGTCCGGTGAGCGACGACCTGCGAGTGAGCGTCACGCTTGGCAGCCTACCTGCCGAGCTGGCGGACTCGCCGAGGACGCTCACCCGGGCGGTGCAGTATGCGGCCGTGCTGGCGGGCACGAACTATCTCTGGCGCAAGCTCGCGAGCAATACCCCGAAGGGCGCCACCGGGAAGGCCCGCCAGTCCGTCCACGGCGACGTCTCGAAAGGTCTCACGATCGAAGGCTTCGTCGGCTATGCCGAACCGGCATCGGGCTACATCATCTTCCCGCAGGAGGGGACGCGACCTCACTGGCCGCCGATCGCTCCACTCGCCTACTGGGCGCAACGCAAGTTCGGCTTGTCGGCCGACAACGCTCGGCGGGTCGGTTACCTCATCGCCCGGAAGATCAGCCGGGCGGGCGTGAAACGGCAGGATTTCGTGGGTAAGACGGCGCGCGAGGAACGTGAGCGCACCCAGCGGATCATGGCCGCCGCCGCCGGCCGGGCGGCGCGTGACTACCGGGCTGGCCGATGAGTGGGATCGGCGACACCGCGGCGGTCATCAAGACAACGATCCTGACCGTCGCGAACGTCGGCGTCGTGTTCGACTATCAACCCTATCCGGCGGCCGAGTGGGACAAGTTCATCGCGACGTTCACCTCGACGATCGGCGGAGTGCCACGTCTTCGGGCGTTCACCGTGCAATATCTCGGCGAGCGCCGGGTCCCGCGCACGATCGGCGGCACGAGCGGGGCAATCCAGACACGGGAGATCGACTGGCTCGTGCGCGCCCACTGGGGGCTCGACGATCCGACGACGGACCTTGCCTTCCGGGACAAGCTCGAAGAAGTGTGCGACGCAATCGATAGGGAACGCGGGCTGAATGGGGTCGCGGGAGCGACCGATCACGATCCCGTAGACGTCTCGCTTCCTGAGCGCGGAGCGCCTATCCTATTGGGCGATATCGTGTGCCACTACGCGGAGATCACCTTCACGAGCTACCACGAACAGAGTCTGAACCTGAGCTGAGGAGAGAGGGCATCATGGTGAAGGCGAAGGCGACGGACGTCGAGGTCGTCGAGGTTCACTACATCGGAGACGGGCGGGAGTACGTGATCGGGGTTCCGGCTGCTGGGGCCGTCGCAGTCGATCGCGAGCGCGCAGACGCGCTCATCGCAACTGGGCTGTACGCGGAAGGCGCGGAGCCCGCGACGGAAACCGCAGGAGGTGAGCAGTGAGCCAGCCCGTCCAGATCGGACGCGAAACGACGCACGGGACCGTCGCGGGCACGTTCTACTCAGCGCCGGTCAACTTCGATGCCCATCCGGTCATCGCGAACACCATCCCCGACGAGCAGCGGGGGGTGCAGGACATCCACTACACGATCATCCCCGGCCGGAAGCACGAGGCGTGGTCGGTCTCGGACTCGATGGTCTACCACGACTCGATCGGCTTCTGGCTGGGCTCGGCGCTGGGGCTGGGGGCCAGCACGCTCGTCGAGGCGGGCGTCTACGACAGCGTGTTCAAGTTTCTCGACGATCCGACGTCGGTCTCGCTGAAGTGGACCCAGCCGCGGCGGGTCGTGCAGGCGTACCAGTCGTTGTGGTGCGTCGTCGATCGACTCACCCTCAGCTTCGATGCGAGCGGGCAGCTCATGGTCTCGGCCGAGGGTGTCGGCATGGCCGAGACCGAAGTCGGAGCCTTGACGTTCACCTTCACGACGACGGTCCCGCATACCGCATGGGAGGGCACCGTTACCCTCGGCGGCGGGGCGTTCGCCCGGCTCGTCAAGGGCACCGTCACGATGATGCGGAACCGCAACCCGTTCCCGACGATCAACAACAGCACGGACCCGGTGGACTTCTCGATCGGCAACCGCTCGGTGGAGTTCGACCTGACGGCGGACTTCAACTCGAAGACGGAGTACGACCGCTACAAGAGCGGGGCGACGACTGCGCTGACGATCGTGTGGGAGGATGCGGACGTGCTGATCGGGGCGACGGCGAAGCCGCGCTGCACGGTCAAGCTCGGCACGATCGGCTATACCGAGTCGGAGATCGACAGCGCGACCGACTTCCCCGGCGTCGCGCTCCGGGGCAAGGCGATCTACAACGCGGCCGACGCGAGCCTCGCGGTGGTCACGATCAGGAGCACGAGGCAGTATCAGACGGCCTAGCGTCTGACTCGGGGAGGTGGACATGAGCGGATCGTTCCGCACGCCCGCGCTGCGGGAGAAGGAAGACTCGGGGCTGCTCGAAGGCCCACCACTTGCCGAGGGCGAGTGGATTAGGTACTGGGCCGTCATGCCGCATGGGTTGACAGCCCGGGTGACGAGCGAGGCGACTGTCGCCGATGTCAGTCGCGCCGGACGAGTCTCGGCGAGTTTCGACCCCGGGCGAGCAGCGATGGCCCGGTACGTCTTCGGGATCATCGACTGGTGGATGCTCGACGAGACCGGGGCCGAGGTCCCGTGGAGCCGCGATGATGGGGCGCGGCTGCTCGAAGGACTGAGCCCCGAAGTGTTCGCGGCCCTCGGGCGCCTGATCGATGGACAGCGCCCGGCCCCGCCGCTCGGGAGTCTCAGCGTCCCGGGCGACGAGAGGAGCGAGACCGTGGGGGAAGCCTTCGGCGGGCGCTTCACTCGATCATCTCCGGCCGCGCGGCGCCCGCCGCGGAACTCTCGCCGCTCGGCGAGCCGGACTGGGTAAGCGACCTCGCGCTGTCGGAAGCCTACGGCTGGACGTGGCAGGAGGTTCAGGACACTCCCGAGTGGGTCATCGAACGCGCTAGACTGTGGCAGTCGGTGCTGGCCGCATGGCAGGAGCGGCAAAGGCAGGCGTCGTCGGGGCGTCGCCCACGCTGAGAGGATAAGTGCGTGGCCCGTCGCGAACAGGTCGGGATCGACGTCACCGCGAACGCCGAACAGGCGGTTCGGGAGATCAACCGTGCTGGCGGTGCGATCCGCGGTATCGGCGGCTCCTCCGTGCAGGCCAAGCAGGACGTCGGCGGGCTGGGAGGCGGCATCCGCTCACTCGCGACTGGCGCGATCATGGGCGTCGGGATGCAGGCATTCAATGCCTTCGCCGGGATGGCTGGCGGTCTCACTGGCGCCGTCATCGGCATGAACTCAACGTTGGAGAAGTCCGAGATCCAATTCGAGACGCTGTTCAAAGACGCCGACCGGGCGAAGGAGCACGTCGCAAACCTGTTCGAGTTCGCTAAGAAGACGCCGTTCGAGACTGGGCCGATCATTCAGGCGAGCCGGACCCTTCAGACATTCGGTGGCGACGCCCTGAACACGATGGCGAACCTGACGATGATGGGCGACGCTGCCGCCGGCGCGTCGGTGGACATCAATGAGGTCTCGTTCTGGGTCGGCCGCGCCTATGCCGCCATTCAGGGCGGCCAGCCGTTCGGCGAGGCACGGATGCGCCTTCAGGAGCTGGCCCTGCTGTCCCCGCAGGCGGCGCAGAAGATGGAGCAGCTTCAGAAGGCCGGGGCCTCGACCGCAGAGGTATGGCAAGTCCTTCAGGGCGAACTCGGCCGATTTACCGGCGCGATGGAGAAGCAGGCCGATACGTGGGAAGGTCTGACGTCCACGCTCAGCGACACCCTTAAGCTGTTCCTCGCTCGCGTCCTGAAGCCCGTATTCGATGCCATGAAGGCCGGGCTGCGCGGCGTCATCCAGCTCGTGACGAACCTGAGCGATGCGCCGTGGGACGAAATCCTGCGCGTTCTCGTCGGGCTCGGGACCGTCGTCACGATCTTCGTCCTGCCGCCGATGATCGCCTGGGCAGCGGCCACGATCGCGGCGACGTGGCCGATCCTCGCGCTCGTGGCGGCCGTCGGAGTCCTCTGGACGGCGGTCTCCGGCCTGTTCGGCATGGGGCCGCTCGAAGCCCTCATCGAAACCTTGTCGTTCATCGGCGAGAAGGTCATGCAGCTCGTCGGCTTTATCGCTACCGTGGCGCAGGCCGTCGGCGACTTCCTCGACCCGACCGGGGCCGCCTTGCGGAAGGCGGCCGAGGAAGCTGAGGCCGAAAGCGCCCGTCTTCAGGCGGCCGAGGATGCGATGGCTTCAGCAGCCGCCTTCAAGGCGCAGGAACGCGCGGATCAGATCGGGGCCGTGGCCGAGGAAATCCCTGAAGCCTTCGCGGACGCTCGCGAGGACGCCGTGGAGGAAGTCCGTCGAACGATGGTCGATGTCGCTGCCGAGATCGCGCGAGGTCGAAAGGGGGTTGTCGATGCGATGAGCGGGTTGATCAGCGGCACCTACGATCCGCTGATCCTCGCGGGCAAGATCGCTGCCACGCAGGCCGAGCTGAGCAGCGCCGATCTTGCGAAGAAGCTGCGATCGAAGGACCCTGAGATCAGGCTGGCCGCGGAGCAGCGGCGCCTCGGACTCCTGAAGGAGCTGGCGGAATACAACGTCGAGGCCGGGCAGTATGGCGATGACGCGGCCTACTCGGCGTTCCTGAAGTCACAACTGTTCGGTCAGCAGATGGCCGCCGGTCTCGCGTCAACCGATGATGTCCGCCGCTCGGCGGCGCAGGCGGCGGTGCAGATCATCATCGACGAGCTGGCGAAACAGCCTGAGAAGTACCGAACATGGGGTGAACGGACGGGCAGCGCATGGGTCGACGGGATGATCGCGAAGATGCAAGGGCGCTACTCGGAGTTCTACAATCAGGTCCACCGCTACGGGCTCCTCCTGCACGCCGAGTCGCCGCCCGGGCCCGAGTCCCCGCTGCATGAGATCGACAAGTGGGGCGAGCGCACGGGTGGAGCGTGGGTGCAGGGCCTGATCGACTCGCTCTCGACGCTCCGCCCGATCTTCAGGGCGTCGCTCAGTGATGCCGGGACGCCGCTTCAGGCTCGTTCGTTCGATCAACCCTTCGTCCCGCCAGCCTCGATCGGGCCGAGTATCACGATCATCCAGAACTTCGGCCCGTCGTCGGTCCGCTCGCGCGAGGACATCCGGGACATCGCGAACGAGACCGCCCTGCGCGCCCGTCTCCTCGGATCAACCGCCTCGTCCCGGGCGGTTGGGGCGCTGACATAGGGTGGGCGTCGGCCAGCTCCTAATCAATGCCATCGACCGCACGTCGATGGTCCACGAAGATGCGTTCGAGGCCGAGTTTCAGGCGAACCGGCTGAACGGTGTCCTGACCGCTCTCCTGAAGGACGACGCGGCGTTGACAGGCGGGACGCCGATCATCTTCCGCGAGCAGGACGAGGTTCTGTTGAACGACGGCGGGACCCGGGTATGGGGCGGCCGTCTCGCGGTCGCCGAGCCACGCCTCATGGGCAAGTCGATCCTGTGGAACATGCGCGCCCAGTCGTTCGATGTCCTGCTCGATCAGCGGGTCATCGAGTCGGGCGTGCGCACGGGTGCGCGAACCGATGCCTCGGACGTGCAGTTTATCGCTGGTTTCCACACCGAGCTTGAGTCGGCGACCTTCGTCTCCACCCTGAAGGCCACCGGGCTGCCGGATATGGACTACTCGGGCATGACGCTCCGCAAGGCCCTAGAGCGGTTGATGCAGGAGGTCACCGGGGCGATCTACTGGGTGGACGAGAACAAGAAGGTCCACTGGACCGATCCCCAGTCAGCGCAGAAGGTCACGAACACCGGCTGGGACAGCGGCGCCTCGACTGGCTGGGGACTTGATGGCTCGGCGGTCGTAACGGCGGATGCCGGACCGGGAGGTACGGGCGACTACGCCCTAATCACGACCGGCAACGCCGCCGGACGCCATGAGTCCACGCAAACGGTCACGGGGATCGTCGGGAACCGGCGCTACCTGTTCTACGCGGACCTATGGAGCAGCGTGTCGGCCAGCGCGACCGTCAGGCTCGACTGGCAGAACGCCGGCTCCGTATCGCAGCGGATCGACGTGATCACCTCATCCGGGGCGACCTCGACGTGGGCGCGGAACAAGGCCGTCTACTCAGCCCCGGCATCGGCGACGAAGGTCATCGTCATGCTCGGCGGGATCAACAACTTCACCGGAACAGTCCGCCATGACAACGAGAATCTGGTCGAGGAGACGGCCGCCTTCGGGATCGACACGGCGCAGATCGCAGGCACCTTCGCACCGCGCGACTGGCGCGAACCGCGGGACGCCGCGACGCCGATCAACCGTGTCCTTATCCGTGGTGCCGGGATCAGCGGTTGGCGCGAGCACGCCGCGTCGATCAGCTACTTCGGCGGCAAGAAGTTCGAGGGCGTGCTGGACGATCTCCGGGTCACGACAGCGGACGGGATCGACAGTCGGGCCGCCTACGTCTTCCGCAAGTTCGCCTTCCCGGCCCGCCACGGCAGCTACTGGACGGATCAGACGACCCTGAAGGCCGGGACGTGGCAGATCGTCTCGATCAGCCCACTCAATCACCTGACGATCGAATACATCGCGACCCTGAAGATCAAGTTCAGGGGCGCGAACACGATGCGTTACGACGTCACCTATGGGGACCCGCAGGAGGACATCGCGAGCATGATCGCGGCGCAGGGTGCCGTGATCGCCGATGGGACAGGCGAGGTGAACGTCCCTGACAACCCATCGGCCGACGCAATCGCCCCGGCTGTTCCGACCGGGCTGTCGGTGACGTCGGCGACAAAGCTGCAACCCGACGCGACACTGGCGCCCTATCTGCTCGCTTCATGGACTGCGGTCGCCGATGCGGACCTCGACGCTTACGAGCTTCAGATTGACCGCGGTCTCGCTGGTCAAGTGACGTTCACCTCGTCGGCCTCGGGCGCCGCGGGGTCGCTTCCGGCAGGCGACTATGCCGTACAGGTCACCGGCAACGGACTGATCTCAGGCGAGACGGCAACGGCCGTTCCGCCGCAAGTGGTCACGGTGGCAGCGGGCCAGCGACTGTTCGTGAACATCACGGCGAAGGTCGGCTGCGTCTCGTACCGGGCCTACGCCTCGATCCTGACCGGCAGTGAGCAGCAGCCGAAGGCGACGGCGCAGACGGCGATCACGACGACGGGTTCAGATGTCGAGATCACCGCCGCCGGAACCGGAGCGATCCCGCCCGTCTCATCCACGGCACTCGCCTTCCTGAACCCGACGAGCGTCCGCGGCCGGGCCGTGTCGTTCTACACCGACGACGCGATCGGCGGGCTGTTCTACGGCGCGCGAGTCCGGGCGATCGACAAGGCCGGGAACCTGTCGGCTTTCACGTCTGTCGTGACGGTGACGGCCGGGGCGGATACGACAGCTCCGACGATCCCGACCGGATTGACTGCAATCGCTGGCTTCCGGCTCGTGGGACTCGCGTGGGGCGCCGTCGGCGACAGCGACCTCTCGACGTACGAGGTGCGCTGGTCGGCCGATGATGGGACGGGGCAACCCGACGAGCAGTGGACGAAACGGGTGGCACTCGCCAACATCGCGGTCATCTCCGGGCTCGATCCCGGATCGGATGCGGCCCCGGCCGTCCGGTACTATTTCGAAGCCCGCTCGATCGACCGCTCGGGAAACACGCGGACGAGCATCGCTGACGCGACGGCCATCGAGGCGGCATCGAACCCCGAAGCTGGCTGGTCGAACTCGGCCGCGGCGGTATCCGGTGGCCTCTCGACAACACTCGCCGCCGCCGCATCGGCCGGGGCGACGAACATCAAGGTCACTTCGGTCACCGGGGCCGCTGTCGGCGATCGGCTACGCATCCACGGTGGTCCACCGACAGAGTTCCGCACGATCACCGTCGTCGGCACGGCCGGGGCCGGTGGGACCGGACTCGATCTCGACGTCGCTCTCGCAATCGCGCACACGAATGGGGCGCTGGTCGTCGAAGTCGCCGACGACTGGGTGACGGCGATCCCGACGCGGATCGGGCAGGCCGACATCGCAGCGAACACGGTCACCACGAACATGATCTCCACCGTCGGGCTCGACGCATCGGTGGTCCGCTCAGGGACTGTCGAAGTCGGGGGGCGGGCGAACACCCCGGACTTCCTGCTCGTCTATGACACCTCGGGCAACGAAATCGGACGCTGGGATGCGAACGGTCTCGTCGTCGTGGACGCGACGACGCCGACCTACCCCGCCCGTGCCCTCCGGTTCTCGGCGGGCACGCTCGCCTTCTCAGCGGATTACAACCCGGCGACAGGCAGCGGGACGTGGACCACGGCGATCAACGCCGACGGCATCGACTCGACGCGGATTACGTTCGGCGCTGCCTTCGGTGGGCACAACATGATCCCGAACTCGGGCTTCGAGCTGTCGTCTTTCTCGACGACGCTGGTCTTCAAATGGGACACGACAGCCGAATGGGACGCCACGATCGGCACGACCGTCAACGCGGACGGCGTGGCGAACCTCCTTCAGCTCGTGGCCTTCACCTACTGACATGGCGACGCGGAACCTCTCGATCTCGAAGGACACGCTGCTCGCGCTGACGGGTTCGACGAACCTCGGCGGCGGGAACGACGACCACCTTCCCGTCGGCTATTACTCAACGTACCGTTTCCGGGCGGCGCTGAAGTTCACTCTCGACTGGACCGGCGTCGTGCAGATCACGAGCGCCCTGCTCTACCTGAAGACGACGAGCGTCTTCCATACGACCTTCGGCTCGGACCCCGATGTCTACATCGAACGGATCACGGGCGCGAACTTCACCGAGAACAGCGGGCGCTCGTCCGGCGATTCCCCGGCTGGCGGCGGTTGGAACGGCAACGTCTCGGACTACGCCGACGTCGTATCGACGAGCACAAACCGGGTCACGTGGGACGTCTCGCCGCTGACGCAGGACACGTGGGTCACGGTGGACGTCTCGCCGCTGCTCGAAGACTGGGCTCCGACGACTGTCAAGAAGCGCGATGGCAGCCCGGGCGCAAACCTGTCGAACTACGGGATGCTGCTGAAGCCCGTCGTCGAGGCAGATGGCACCGAGAGCATCGAGTTCTATTCACGGAAGTCTGCCTATGACCCGTACATCGTCCTGACCTACTCGACGAACTCCGCGCCGAGCGCGCCGACGAACGTCAAGCTCGATGCGAAGGCGTCCGGTTCGGACCTCGTTGGCTCGGACAACAACTACACCCTGTCGTTCACCGGCAACGATCCCGATGCCGGAGATGTGCTTCAGAAGTACGACTATCAGATCGACACGACGTCGAATAACCTCGTCGAACCTGACTGGGCAGCCCTGACGGCGGACGTCGCGAACGCGACCGCCGGTATCACCGGCCAGTCGGTCTCGACGACGATCACCCACACGCTGACCCGTGGTCAGTGGTATGCGATGCGGGTTCGCACCTACGACGACGACCTCGCGGTGGGGCCATGGTCCACGACCTACTGGTTCAGGATCAACAGCCTGCCGACGATCGGCACGAAGACGCCCGGGGCATCGGCGCTCGCCTACATTCACAACCTCGCAACCGACCTCGTGACATGGACCTCGGCCGGTTCGCACGCGAAGGCGCGCGTGCAGTTCGTTTACAACGACGCGGGGGGGCAATCCTCGTCGGCTTACAGGGTGAAGCTCTACAACGACAACGTTGGCGCGAAGGGCACCGAGCTGTGGGACTCGACGAAGACCTCGAAGGTCGCCACGCCGGGCACGACGATCACCGTCGATACGGCGCAGGCGCTCGTTCTCGGGACGCAATACTGGTGGGCTGTTGAGGTGTGGGACTCGCTCGATGAGTCTTCGGGTGCCGTGGACTCGGCCGCGGCTACCCAGTTCAAGGTCCGCTGGGGCCAGACGATCTACGAGCAGAACCCCGGAGCCGGAACGAGCGCATGGCAGTTCAGCAATGCGACACCGACGAACGGCTATGCGGGATTCCTGTTCCGGTCGGCGACGGGGGCCGCGGGCGCTGGGGCCGGGGCATGGAAGACCACGATCGGCGCGGTCACGGTCTCCGCCTGGGTGAACTTCCTCGTGCGGCTTGCGCCGAACGTGGCCGGGACGAACGTCACGCTCGCGAACATGACCTACACCTACATCGGTTCCGCGACGACCCCCGACCGCTGGGCGACAACGGGCGGGCCAACGATCGCGCTCGATCCATCCGTCCGGCGCTTCGGTTCCCAGTCGCTGCTCGTCACAACGGCCGCCGCGACGTGCAAGGTCTACCCGTATACGAACGCGACGACCGACATGGTGGTCGTGCAGCCCAGCGTGCAATACAGCCTATCCGCGTTCGTAAAGACGGACGGCGTAATCGCCACCGGGATCAGGCTCGCTCTCTACGATGCAGACGGGGTAGCGATCCTAACCGATGGGCTAACGGGGGCCGCGATCGTCTCAGCAACGACGACCGACACCTCGTCCTATACGGATGGCTGGCAGCGCCTCTCAGTGACCTTTATCTGCCCCGCCGAGACGGCGGCCCGACCGGCGATCGAATACCTCGGCACGACGGCCTCGCAGCGGTTCTGGATCGACGCGGTGCAGATGGAAGTCGGGCCGGTCGTGTCGCCGTGGAAGCCCGGCTTCGTCGGCGATGCGCTGACGATCGACTCGAACGGGCTTCAGGTCGATGCGTTCGCAGGCGGCATCTTCCGCTTGCGAGGCTCGGGTGGCGCGACACGAGACACCGTGGAGCTGGCGGGCCGGGGGCTCCTGTTCGGCGGCGCGACAGCCAAACAGCAGATATATGCCGAGACATACGCCAGCAAGGAAACACTGATCGTCCACGATGCGGCAGCCGGGATCGGTGGTGCGATCCTGCTGACTGCGGTCGGAGGCTCCACGGTGGCTGCGCAGGGCCGGTACGGGATCAGGGTGACCGGGGACACCGGCTATCGAGTGCGACTGACGAACAGCGTCAATGATTCCGACGCCTCGCCCGGGATCGTGCTGGGCTCCGGTGCTGTCGATGACGCCCGCATCTTCCGCTCGACGGCCGCTGGCTCTGTGTTCGTAGACGCGGCAGGATCAGCCAACGATACGACCTTCCGGGTGCAGGGAACCGCCGGGCAGCGGGCGTTCTCGGGTGTTCTCATCGTGGGCGACGCCGCCTCGCGGATCGGGATGTACGGTGATGCGACGAAAGTCGGGATCGAGATGGGGCCGGGGAGTGCGGCCCGAGACGTCCATTTCTACCGGATGGCGGACAAGCAGGTCAGGCTCGACACAGATGGCGCCGCGACAGGGCTCGAACGCATCCACCTGCAAGGCCGGACGAGTCTCGGGACGCTCATCTCACCGACGGCTCTCACGGCGAACGCGAACGATTGGAACCCGACCGGGCTCGCGACTGCCTCGATCATCCGGGCGACCTCGGACGCGACGGTTCGGACGATCACCGGGATCATCGCCGGGAACGCCGGGGACCTTCTCATCCTGACGAACGCGAACGCCTCGACGGCGATCACGCTCGCCCACGAGTCGGCGTCGAGTGCCGCTGCCAACCGTTTCTTCTGCCCGGGAAACGTGGACGTCTCGTTGACGTCGCGCTCGACAGTCTGGCTCATCTACGACAACGCCTCGTCTCGGTGGCGGGTGAGCGGGTAGTGCAAGGCGCCCGTGAACCTCTGACGGAAACCCGTCAGAGGTTCCGTTTACCGGGAAAGAAACAGGGGAGCGCCGGATGGCACTCCCCCGGAGTCGACATAACCGCGGGATTCCCCCTGCATCCACGCAAGGCTAACCCGCCGGTGGGCTGCAGTCATGCCATCATGCCGTCACGCCACCGGGTTGTCAACCACGATATCCACACCAAACCACTACCGGTGAGCGGGTAGGCTTGACGTGTGGCTGACCGGCTCGTCACAATGCCAGCCATGACACCCGAGGGGTTCCTGCTCGCGTTCAGCCTCGGCTTCATGTGCGGGCTCGTCGCAGCGATCGTCATACCGGCGGCCGTGGCGGTGATTGACGCTTTCGAACGACGCTATCTTGTTCGTCGCCGTGGCAGGTGATGGACACGACTTCCGCATTGCGCGGATCGGGGCATCGCTCGCGCTCATCGGCGTCGTCGTATTTCTGCTCATCGCCGATGCCCTTATGGCGGCATACGAGGCCGACGCGGTAATCGTGACGAGCGTGCTCGGCGCCGCCGCTGCCCTGCTCGGCGTCGAGATCATCGGCTTCCTGACCCGGCGCAACGGGCATTAGGGGACGAAGGGAGATCGGGGCTCATGGGTTACGAACCGCTGTTCCGCAAGCAGTTGACGGGGACGCCGTGCGGCCACGCGAACTGCAACATGGCTGCCGCCGCCCACCTCGCGGACCGGGCGACACTCGGGCTCATCCGTAAGACACCCGACCAGATGCGGACGCTCTCGGGCACCGCTGCGAACTGCCTTGACGCGAACCAGCTCAACGACGGCACGAGTCAGGCCGACGCCCTCCGTGCGCTGGCGAAGTGCGGCCTCGTGCCGACGCAGTACGACCGGACGGACGGCTTCGACGCCTCGGAGTTCCGGGCGGCCATCCAGAGCGGCCGCGGCGCGATCGTCGCGGGCGATTACGACCGGGTGCCGGTCGGCCTGCGTGGCGACCGTGAGTTTCTGAACTTCCACGGCATCTTCGCGAACGAGTGGCGCGCGTCGGTGGTCATCCCGCCGCGCTACGAGTTCAAGGGCTATACCGGGCCCGCATACCGAACGTGGGACAGCCTCAACGACGGGCGCATCGACAATCCAAGTCGCAAAGTCGCGCCGAAGGGACCGATATGGTGGCCCGCGCCGGTCATGCACGCCTTCGCCGAGGCGATGGCGACCGGCAGCGGCAACTTCCTCGCTATCGTCGCCGACCTCGGCAGCGCGACGGTGCGGGTGTCCACCGGGAAGGCGAACGTCCGCGACGTCGCGGCCCTCACCGGGGCGATTATCGCGACCCGGTTCTCGGGCGCGAAGCTCGAAGCCTCGCCGCTGCCGGACATCGGCGGCGCCGCCGGTTCCGGCGATACCCGCTGGTTCCGCGTGTGGCTGCCCGAGCTAGCGCGAGTCGGGTTCATGCACGCGAGCGTCATCACGGTGACAGGAGGGTAGAACGTGAACATCCTCGAACGCCTGCGGCGAGAGCCCGCCGTCGTTATCGGCGCGGTCGCAGCCGTCATCATCGCCGCGGTTCAGACTTCGGGCGGGCAGAACCTGCTCGACGGGTCCGTTGTTGACTGGATCACGACGGCGCTGAACCCCGACCCGGCGGCGTTGGGCTGGGCACTCCCGCTCATCCTCGGCCTCGTTGTTCGGTTCATCCGGCCACCGAAGCCATGAAGATCGACAACATTCGGGCGTTCTTTACCTACATCATCGCCATCCTCGTGCTCGTGGGCGGGTTCTACGCGCTCGTCCTATACGAGTTCGCGCTGGACGATCTCGTGAAGGGCGCGATCATCGGTTTCATGTCGGCCTCGATCTCGTTCGTATTCGGGCAGGAGATCGCGAAGGCAACGGCGACGGCGACGACGAAGGCGCTTTACACACCCCCACCGAGTCAGAACGGCCCTAACGGGCAACCGCCAGCAGGAGGGTAGGAGTCATGCCGAAGGGCGGAGCATCCATCGCCGCACCGTACGGGCTCAGGTTCGGCGACTCGTTCAGCGTCATCTTCAGCCCGGCGGCCGGGCCGGACAAGGACTACTGGGCGCGGGCCGACTGCTACGCGGATGACACGACCATCGGCCAGCCGCCCGGGTCCGCCATCTACGCGCAGTACGTCCATCTCGAAGCGGGCATCCAGCAGGGACCGTTCGTGCTCGGCCCGACGCCATCGTGGCAAGGCGGTGGAGCGTCGTGCGCAGTCCGGCTCATCGCGTACAACGGCAAGACCGGGACCTTCTCGAAGCCCTACGCGACGGATGACTTCACGGTAGGTCCATGACGAACCTGCTGGATATCGGCACCGCCTACGGTGTCTCGCCAGCAGCTTCTGTCGAAGACGAGACGGGTGGCGCCTCAGCGAGACGTCTGATCTCATCGGGATCGTGGCGCCACGACCCATCCCGTTTCAGGAGAACGCGCAGGCCGTCGTGCTCACAGGTCGGGTAATCGCGCCACAGGTCTCTCCCGGGGATCGGCCTGATCCGATGGTCGTCTCGGTAACGGCGGATCGAAGCGGTCATCGCCCGACTCCCGCGGCTACGAGGACATGGGCTGCGAAATAGGCCGTCGCAGCCCACAGGAACCCGTAGACCAAAGCCCGTTCGATCCGGCGCATCTCGATCACCTCCGCCGCCTTCAGAGCAGGCCCAGCGCCCACTCGTCATATACCTCACCCAGCTCACCCGGGTCAGCGAGCGCCGCATCGGCGACGAGCGCGTGCAGCATCGCCAGTTCGGCCGTCGTGTACGGCTCCTGCCCGGCGATGTAGTGGTAGACCCCGAACCCAGCGACCGGCTCGGCCGGGAGATCGTGCGCATCCGAGCGCAGATCGAAGTCTTCTTCCATCACAGGGTCGCCTCGACGAAGATGAAGTCGGCACCGAAATCGACCGCCCGTGCCCCATCGGGCTCGTCGTCCCATGCGCGGACCGAACCGTAGGCACCCGGGGACCGGGAGCCGACGATCGCGCCCGAGGCATCGACGTAAGCGGTGATCGGGTACTTCAAGTCGGACATGCCGTCGAAGCCCGAGGCGCTGAACGGCCCCACGACCGCGTAGACCGCGCCGCGCGTCGGGGCTCCGGGCCGGTAGATCGGCGTCACGCGGCCACGATAGCCGCATGTTCCGCACTCGACGCCCCCACTCGGGTCGATCGTCATCCCGGCGGGGCAGTGGCACACAACGGGCGCGTAGCCGGTGATCCCGTCGTAACGCACTCGGATCGAGGCGCCGCCCGTGTAGACGGACGAGCGGACGCTGAACTTCGTACCCGGGAAGCTCCGGGCGAGCGCGGCCCGGATCAGCCGGGCCGTATCTGCGCAGCTTAGATATTCGGTCATTTCACCTCTCACCATGCCACCGACGGAACCCGGGCGGGGTCCGGGATCGCCGCGTCCGGGACGACGGGGTCCCTGTAGGTCAGCAGCCCGTGGCCGCGGCCCGTCACGACGTCGGCGATATAGGTATCGCCCATGTCGGAACCCCCGCCCGTGTAGGGGGACTTCACGGCGCAGAACCAGCGGGCGTACCGTTTGTACGGGTCGGCGCTGTACGCCTTCAGCACGCGCCACTCCCAGCCGGTCAGGTTCCGGTAGATCAGGTAGGGGTTGTCAGTCGGGCGAGTCTTGCCCAGCGGGTTCGTCACGTTCGTCCACCTCCGTTTCGCGGGCCGGGCCCTCCGGCCTCCATGACAAGAATACGTCATCCGACAGAGTCTGTCAAGCGAACCCCCGCCAGCCATCGACAACGCCGAAGGTACAACGGCGACACACTCGCCCGAAGACGACCAACTCGGCCGCAGGTTCCTCGAACGTAGTCAGATCGTGCCCGACCATCCGGCAGATCAGCCGCCGGAGTCGCATGAACCGTCTCATCGGAGCATCCACGCCGGGACGTCGGCGATCGGGAGATCATCCTCGCTCACCGCGTCGGAGATGGCGAGCCCGATCGCGTACATCGGACGGTGGTCGCCGAAGAAGCTCACCCGCGCCCCGTCGTCGAGCCGCGCCCCGTAGCCGGTCTCGACCGTTGACATCGGCGGGATCGTCACGCCATCCACTCGCACCTTCACGGTGTCGTTGTCGTCGTAGATCATCCCGTTCACCCTCCGTCGATCCTTTCCCGGGCCTCTGTTCCCGGTGCATCACGAGTATGCGCCCAGCGGATTAGTCTGTCAAGTGACAAGGGGCGGCAAGCTTGAACGCCTGTGCATTGTCAAGCGTAAATGCCACGCTAAGAGTCAGTTTGCGTACCGGCGAGGCGCTCCGGCCCTCGGCTGCGACTACTCGCTCGATGAGCTTCGTCACCCATGCTGGGGGTCGGGCCTCTCGGTAGAGTCGTTCACCTCCGTCTGAGCCGGGGAATGCCCGGGCACCACAAGTATCTCATGCCTGTCAAGCTGTCAGTTGACGGGGCTTGACAGGGCTGCTACCTTGCCTTTGTTACCCGACAAACCGTCGGGCTCGGGATGCGGAGGTGAGCGATGGCGATCGACATCAACGAACAGATCGCGGAGCGGCAGATCGCGCGCGACATGAAAGAGGGCAGCAACGCGGGCTTCCGCGATGCCGACTCGATCCGGGCGTCGAGCGATCGGACGCTTCCGTGGTGGGTCGGTACGGGCGCTGGCGGGCAGGGCAACCTTGTGTTGCGTCCCGGTCTCGCGACCGTCGAGGAAGCTCTGACTGACGGCGGGCTCGACTTCGACGTGGCGCTCCGGCCGGTGCTCACGATGGGCGCAGGCGGTCGCCTGACAAAGATCGACACGCACTCGGCCGTCGTTCGACTCGACACCGGGGCCGTACTCGGGATCGTCGGCCGGAAGTACCGGGCGATCCAGTTCCGTGACGGGCTGGGCGAGTTCGGCAAGGCGATCCTCGCGACCGATGGGGCCGCGATCGAGACGGCTGGCACGATGTACGGCGGTAGGGTTGGCATCCTCTCGTTCGAGCTGGACGCGCTGAAGGGAGTCAAGGTCGCGGGCGAGAAGGCCGAGGGTGAGATCAGGACCTACCTGCTGCTCTCGACATCGCATGACGGTTCGATGGCTTTGCAGGCATCGATCACGCCGGTCCGCTGGGTTTGCAAGAACACGCTGAACTTCGCACTCCGCGGCGCCCGCTCCACGTTCAAGGTCCGCCATTCCGGCGGAGTCGCGGACAAGTACGTCGAGGCCCGCCGGGTACTCGGGATCACGATCGACTACCTCGATCGGTTCGAGGCCGTCGCGAACCTGCTCGCCGCTCGGGCGGTGCCCGATGCGGCCGTATTCGATGTTATGAAGAACGTCTGGCCGGTGCCGGAAGCCCTCTCACCGGGCTGGCAGGAGCGCCACTCTGCGAGGCTGGCGACGGACCTCTATTTCACCTCCGACACACTCAGCGGTATCCGCGGGACGGCGTGGGGCGTGCTGAACGCCGTCGCTGAGTTCGTGGACCACGAGCTGCCGTACAAAGGCCGTCAGAGCGATCAGGCGGACGTGCGGGCCTCGGCGATCCTGTGGGGCCGCGGCGTCCGGGCGAAGGACCGCGCGCTCGCGGTGCTTCAGGAGCTGTAGCTCGGGGGAGGCCCCCGGCTTTGACAGATGACCTGTCACGGTCGGGGGCCAGCCTCACCGTCGGAGGTGAACGCATGACGATTGACGCCCAGTGGCATGAGGACCGGAAGACCGGCATCGGTGGCTCGGACGCCCCGGCCGTCATGGGTCTCTCGCGCTTCGGCCGGGGGCCGATGAGTGTGTGGCTTGACAAGGTTGGGATGACCGACCCGAAGGAACCGACCCTCCGCCAGTGGATCGGTCTGCGGCTCGAAACGATGATCCGCGAGATGGCCGAGGTGCGGCTCGGGCTGAAGTTCCGACGGCGCTACGGCCTGATCCGCTCGTCCGAGTACCCATGGATGATCGGCAACGTGGATTTCGTGGGACTCGAAGTGAAGACGTCCTACGGCGCCGAAGGCTGGGCCGACGACGGTCAGATGATCGCCTCGGACTCGGACCTCGACGTGATCCCGATCGACTATCTGCTTCAGGTCCAGCATTACCTCATCGTCACTGGCTGGAAGCGGTTGTTCGTGGCGGTGCTCATCGGGCATGACGACTTTCGCACCTACGAGGTGCATCCCATGCCCGGGCTGGCTGCGCGCATCATCGAGGCCGAGCGCGAGTTCTGGCATGTCTTCGTCGTGCCGGGCGTGCCGCCGCCGGTCGATGACACCGAGGCGTCGAAGGCATGGCTCCGCCAGAAATACCCGCGCGTCATGGGCGAGCTGCGCGCGGCGACACCCGAGGAAACGCTGTTGCTTGACCAGCTCGGCCTCGCCGGGCTGAACGCGAAGCAGGCAGGCTCACAGTACGAGACCCTTCAGGCCCGCCTGAAGGCGGCGATCGGCGATGATCTCGGCATCCGCGCGGCGGGCGTCACGGCGACATGGCCGATCGTCGAGCGCAAGGCCGAGCTGAACTGGGAAGCGATCGCCCGGGCGTACCGGGCGATCATCGAGGGCGCGCCGATGGCCGATCTCGATGCTATCGTCTCGTTGCACACGAGCACGCCGGAGACATACCGACGGCTCAACGTCTCTCGGAGGTGAACGTCATGGCTCGACAGGCAACCCCACCGGCAGCGGCGGTCATCCAGCCGCGGGCCGATCCAGCGAAGCAGTACGCGGCAATCGCCGACGCGATCCAGCGTGAGAACGACAAGCTCGGGCGCTCGCTCGCGGCTTCCCACGTCCCGGCCGAGCGGTTCTTCGCCGTCGTCGATCAGGCGCTCCGACGGTCCCCGGCGCTGCTCTCCTGCACGCCCGCCTCGATCGTGCGGGCCCTGCTCGATGCGGCCGAACTCGGGCTGGTCCCGTCGGGCCTGCTCGGCTCGGCGTACCTCGTGCCGTATCGGAATAAGCGCAGCGGACGGCTAGAGGCCCAGTTGATCCCGGGATACCGTGGCCTCATCGACCTCGCGCGGCGATCCGGGGAACTGCGGCAGATCGAAGCCCGCGTCGTGCGTGAGCGCGACGACTTCGACATCGTGTTCGGGACCGATGGCAAGGTCCTCCATCGACCATTCATCAACCGGGGCGAGCGCGAGCCGATCCTCGACACGCAGACGGGCCTGCCCCGGCTCGATCCGGTGACAGGTGGTCCTGAGACGAAGCTCGCCGACGCCGGGTCCTTCGTCGGCGTCTACTGCATCGCGCGGCTCGCGCACGGTGCGGAGCACGTCGAGTGGATGTCATGGACTGAGGTGGAGGCCGTTCGGCGTCGATCGAAGGCGGCCGACGATGGGCCATGGGTCACCGACCCCGCGGAGATGGCAAAGAAGACCATCACCCGGCGGACGGTGAAGTACCTCCCACTGGCGATCGATTCGCCGGTCATCCGGGCCCTCGAACTCGAAGATCGGGCCGAGGCCGAGGCCGAGGAACGCCGGGCGACGTCTGCGCCCGCCAGAAACGCCCTACACGCCGCGCTCGGGCTCGTTGCGCTGTCTGAGGGCACCGCCGCGGCTGACGCGGCGCCTAGCCCCGAATCTGACGGGCAGGCGGCCTGCGGCGAGGCGGCCCCGGATGGCTCCGGGGCCTGCGCGAAGGTCGGGGGTCACGACGGGCCCCACGCGAACGACGAGGCCGTCTGGCCGGTGGGCGGCGATGCAGCCGGGGAATGACGTCTATCTCGGCAATCGCCGGGCAACCGTCGTGCGCGTCCAGCGGACGCCAACACCCTCGGGTGGGAGCGTCCGCATGGCCCTGATCCGCTTCCCGCGGGGGAGTGAGCGGTGGGTGATGGAAGGGGACCTCTATGAGACAGCGACCGCGCCGCGACGGAGTGACTTCGGAGACGAGACGTTCCGTCTTCGCTCGTGACGGGGGCTGTGTCGCACTGAAGATCGACCCGGACGCCGGGCCCTGCGCGGATCGCTGGGGCAACGAGCATCGCTGGGCTGTCCTCGCCGACCTGACCTTCGATCACGTCAAGGACGAGCCGGGGATGGGGTTCCGCTCGGAGATCAATCCAGCAACCGGGTTCCGCACCTCCGATCCGGGTCATCTCGTGACGCTCTGCGGGCGCCACCACCTGACGTCAGGCTGGGCGACGTCGCATCGGCCCGAGCTGCGGGCGTATCTTCTGAGCTGAATGTTGAATGAGGATGATCTCCTGCGCGCCTATGGAGTGGCGGCCGTGATCGCCGAGACGGTTTCCACTGTTCCGGTGGATAGCCTGTGGACAACGCCCCGGCTTCCCCAGCCCTGCGAGGCTGGCTGCCCCACGCTGACGCTGGCCGATCAGTGTCATTACCATCGCGGGACCCGCCGGGAGGCGATGACCAGCTCCCGCCTGTGGGAGTTGATCGTCGAGGGATACGCCTTCCTCGCTGTGCTAGGATGGGCGCCGACGGTCGCGGCGCGAGCGTCGAGGGCAGCGGGTGACGGGCCGAGGGACCACAAGCTCTCGGCCCTCCCCGCGAAGCCTGACCCGGCTGGGTCGTCTTGTGGAGGACGGAACGATGCCTAGGTCGTACCTCCGGGTCCTGCCCGAGCTGTACGAACGACGCCTATTCGGCTCGGAGCGACACCGGCCGAACTCCATCCCGCAGACGCTCGCGTTTGTCGGCGTCCTCTGCTTCGCCGAGCAACAGTCGCCGCGCGGTAGGTTCAAGAGCCGCGCCGTACTCGAAGCGCTGCTGGCCGGGCCGAAGGGGGCGGGCCGTCCGCTCATGCGTGAGGTTGGCTTTCTCATCGAACAGGGGGACCTCGTATCGCAGCCCGATGGCTCGCTGTACGTCGAGGGCTGGGATGAGCTTCAGGAGGGTAACTGGCAGGTGGCCGAACGCATGGCGCGTTACCGTGCCCGCAAGGGGGAGGTTACGGCCAGAGTTACACCGGCCGTTACGGTGCCCGTTACGACCGATGCCTCGCGCGTAGGTAGCAGAAAGGCAAATAAGCGTAAGGGCATAGGGGGCAACGGCGTTACGCCGACCCCCCGACAACTGACTCATCTGTGGCTCTCCGACCACGGGGCTGCCACCCCAGTCGGCTGGGTGAACACCACGCTGAACGAACTGGTCAAGGTCTACGGCCACGAGGCGGTCATCGCGGCGTGGGAACGATCCGGCATCGGCAGGGGGACCTCGAAGCAGTACATTCAGTACGCCGAGCAGGGCCTCGCGGCAAGCCCACGCTCGAAACTGTCGGGCCACACTCGCACCGCACAGGAAGGTCAGGATGCTTTCGACCGCTGATCTCAGGCCAGAGGTTGTCCTGCCGGTTCGGTTCAGGGACCGGACGCTGGACACATTCGAAGGCTCGCCGACGGCCGCCGCCGCCGCCCGTAGGCTTGCGACCGGCCAGATCACGAACCTCGTGCTCTCCGGGCCGACGGGTGTCGGCAAGACGCACCTGGCGGCCGGGATCGCGAGGCTGTGGTGGGAGAGGGAATGGCAGCAGTTCGAGCGGAAACGTGGCGCCGAACGGCTGGAACGGGACGCAGAGATTGCCGCCCTCGTGCCGTGGGAACGGATCAGGTGGCGGGTGCGGCAGCCCGAAGCCCCGGTATGGGTGAACGTCGCCGAGGCGATGAGCAACCTGCGAAGCGAGATCGGAGGGGACGAACGCCCGGCCGAGGAAAGCCTCCGCCGTCTCCGTGATCACGGCTCGCTGGTCGTGCTCGACGACCTCGGCCGAGAGAAGGTCAGCGACTGGACGAGCGAAGTCGTGTACGTCCTCGTCAACTGCCGGTACGAGTCGATGGTGCCGACGGTCGTGACGACGAACCTGACGGGCGCAGAGCTGGCGGCCTCGTCGTACTGGCCGGTGATTTCGCGGCTGGCGGAAGGTGGCGGACTAATTCGCATCGAGGCCGCGGACCGACGCTTGCGACGGGCTTGACGGGTTGTGGTAGGGTGAAAGAAGCGGAAACGCGCTACGTGGCCTGAAGTCTCGGATAGCACAGGGCACGGGAGGAATAGCGACTCGCGCGATGATCCGGCCTGCCGGGGAGCGTGGAGGCGCCGTTCACCTCCGGGCAGCGTCCGAGAACCGCTAGCGGAGGTGGACGTGGAACCGACCTACTACTGCACAGGCTGCGGGAAGCCGCGCCCCCTCGTGGCGGGATACCTGCCGATCGACGAACGCTACCCGCTCGTCCAGTGTGGGCGGGTAAAGCGCCCGGCCCTGACGGACCTGAAGGCGGCGCGCCGGGTGATCCGGGAACGCCGCAAGCGGCGCAAGCTGCTCCGCGCCGCTCTCCGCCCCCAAACCGGAGGACCTCAATGCCCAGTGAAGCCGCCGCTCCTTTAGACGAGGCGTGGGCGTTTGCCGAGTCACAACTGCTGAACGGCTGGCGGTTGGAGTCTCTACGGCGGCGGTACGCGGGCTCTCGGTGGATTGCCAGCGCAGTCGAAGGCGGCATCGGCCAACAGGGCCGCGCTAATGGCACCGTGCCGAACATGACCGGCACCGGACCCTCGCCAGCCGCCGCGCTCATCGACCTCGGGAACA